AGTTGCTGAATTATTTACTGTTGGTAAATGTAAAATAGCAACACTACCCTTAAAAGATGTTAACGAAATGCTTGTAGCTAACAGACAAGAAGAAGTTGTTAAAGCTATGTGGGAAGCTAAAGTTTTCAGACCAGATGGTGTAGTCGCAGGAGAAGAACTTTGGGACGTAGTTAAAGTAGCAGACGAGAAAGCAAAAGCTTTCTACCCCTATGAAGGACTTAATAGAAAATTATTTGGTATTAGAAAAAAAGAAATCGTAACGATAACTGGTGGCTCTGGGATCGGAAAATCTTTATTAACAAAAGAGATTGCTTATAAACTTATTCAAGAAAATGTTAAAGTTGGAATTATTTCTTTAGAAGAAAGTATTAAAAGAACTTGTGAGGGTTTAATAGGATTACACCTAAACAAACCTATTCATATAGATCGAGAAGGTGTTACTGAAGCACAGTTGAAAAAAGGTTTTGATGAAACTGTAGGTAATGGAAATGTATTTATGTACGACCATTGGGGATCTATCGAGCAAGATACTATTTTAAATAAGATTAGATATTTTGCAAAAGCTTTAGATATAGAATATTTAATTATAGATCACATATCAATTATTGTTAGTGGATTAGAAACTAACGATGAAAGAAAAACAATTGATATATTAATGACAAGGTTAAGAGCATTAACTCAAGCATTAGACATTGGTGTAATTATTGTTAGTCACCTTAAACGTCCCGAAGGAAATAAAGATCACACCGATGGTCTTAAAACTTCTTTAGGTCAATTACGTGGAAGTGCCAGTATTGGACAGTTAAGTGACGTTGTTATTGGCGTTGAAAGATGCGTTTCAGGAGAAGCCGATAGTCAAACAGTTTGTAGAATTTTAAAAAATAGATTTGCAGGAATTACAGGAGTTGCCTGTCAACTCGAATACGACAACCAAAAAGGTAGATTATTTGAACATGACAATTCCCTTAATTTTTGACATTGAAACAGATGGACTTGACCCAAGTAAAGTTCATTGTTTAGTAATTAACCGAGAAGGTAAAATCCATACTTTCATCGGTAACGAAATACCGAATGGATTAGATATGATGAGTGATAACTTAATAGTCGCCCATAATGGTATCAAGTACGACCTCCCTGTACTTGAAAAACTATATGGCTATTCCCATAAAAAGGAATTAGTGCACGACACTTTAGTTTTAAGTCGCCTTATCTACCCAGATATAAAAGAGCTAGATATTAAGTTATTAGCGAAAGGACGTATCTTACCCCATTCGGTTGGTAAGCACAGCCTCGAAAGTTGGGGACAGCGTTTACAATTTGAGAAAGGCGATTTCAATAAAGCCAACGATTGGTCGTCTTTTTCAAATGAAATGTTAGAGTATTGTATTCAAGATACTAAGGTTACTTCAAAACTGTACGAAAAATTTCTATCTAAAAAGTTTAGTGCTCATTCAATTAATTTAGAACATCAAGTAGCTTTTATTTTAAACGAGCAAGAACGAAAAGGTTTTGCGTTTGATGAGAAAAGAGGTTTTGAATTACATGGTAAATTATTAAAGAGATCAACAGATTTAAAAAAACAATTAGAAGATGTATTCAAGAGTTGGACGGTAGATTTAGGTATGTTTACCCCTAAAGTTAACTCGACAAAATATGGATATACTAAAGGTGTACCCGTTAAAAAAACAAAAGAAGTTTTCTTTAATCCATCTTCTCGTCAACACATAGCAAATAGATTAATAAATTTAAGACAATGGAAACCACAAAAATTCACACCGACAGGTCAACCAATCGTTGATGAAGAAACTTTAAGTAAATTAGAATACCCAGAAGCTAAAATATTAGCAGAGTATTTAAGTTTAGAAAAAAGATTAGGCATGTTAGCTGATGGTAAAAATGCTTGGTTAAAAGTAGTTAGAAAAGGTCGAGTACATACTTTCTATGTAACTAATGTAATTACAGGAAGAATGTCTGCACGTTCACCTAACTTACAACAAGTGCCTAGTATACACAGTTTCTATGGCAAAGAATGTCGAGAACTGTTTGTACCTTCGGTCGGGAAAGTTCTCGTTGGAGCAGATGCTTCAGGCATTGAAGCTAAATGTTTAGCTCATTATATTTGTAATTATAAAGGTGGAAAAGAATATAAGGATTTAATTTTAAACGGTGACATTCATACTTACAATATGAACGCAGTTAACTTGAATGATAGACAACTTGCAAAGACTATGCTTTACGCAATACTTTATGGTTGCTCATTTAAAAGGTTATCACAAATTTTAAAAGTACCCTTACATGAAGGTAAACAAATTTTAGAAAAATTCTATACACAGTTACCTTTCTTAAAAGAAATCAAAAACGATTTACTAATGAGGATTGAGGACGGTGGAGAGATAAGAGCAATCGATAAAAGAATATTAACAATACGATCAGGACACGCAGCTTTAAATAGTTTGATTCAAAGTTGTGCTGCAATTGTTATGAAAACAGCTTTAGTTATCCTTTGGGAAAAATTAAAAGATAAAGACGCATTTGTTGTAGCGAACATTCACGATGAATTTCAAATAGAAACCACGAAAGAGTTGGCGGAAGAAGTAGGTCAAATTGCAATCAAATCAATACAAGAAGCAGGCGAGCAACTCAAACTTCGAGTTCCCCTTGCAGCAGAATACAAAGTCGGAAAAAACTGGGCAGAAACCCACTAACCCTAAATGGCGTAAATGGGCTTCAAATGCCTTATGTAATCAACGTATACGTAAAGGACACGACTGTGGGTTAACAATAAGTCAGTTAATTGCTATCGTTCCTCCATACTGTCCTTGCTGTAGTCAACAGTTAGTACCTCAAGGAAATCAAAGTAATTCACCTACAGTTGATCGTTTAGATAGTCGTAAAGGTTATAAATTAAATAACATTTGGATTATCTGCCATAGCTGTAATTCGATTAAAAGTAACGCCTTAAAACCCTTAACTTTATACCGTGTCGCTGACGCTTGGTATGTCCAATTAAAAGAAAGAAAAAAATCATGCAAGTAATTTTAGTTTTAACAGATGTAAAAAATAAAGAGGGAGAAAGTAGAGTAACTTTTTCTATGTTCGAAAAACCTCAACCCGATGAAGCTCTCGATCAAAGTTTATTAGATAGTCCTTCTATTCAATTAGGAACAATGCTGTCAGCGTTTTTAAAAACAATAGAACAGCATGGTAAAACTTTTATTAATACAGTTATTTCAGAAGAAAGAAAAAGACGATATTCAAAAGATGATTTTAGACATCACATAAAAAAATACGACAATGTTATTGAAATAGATTTAATGAATTTTAAACCAAAAGGAAAAGGTAATTAATGAGTACACTATTAATAGACGGAGATATAGTAGCATATCAAATAGCATTTAGAACAGAAGAAGCTATTAGATGGGATAATGGAGTATGGACTTTACATTCAGATGAAAAAGATTGTATTAAATTTATTGAAGAATGGTTTTCAACATTAGTAATAGATACACAATGTGAAAATGTAATAGTAACTTTTTCTGATAAAGAAAATTTTAGAAAAAAGATATTAGAAGATTATAAAGCTAATCGTAAAGATCAGCGAAAACCTTTAACCCTTAAGTTTTGCAGAGAGTACATTACTAAAAAATGGAAAACTTATGTAAAGCCTACTTTAGAAGCTGATGATGTATTAGGTATTTTAGGTACTTCCAATTCTATCAAAGGTACTAAAATTATTGTTACAACAGATAAAGACTTAGATCAAATTACAGGTCTACATTATAATCCAGTTAAAAAAGAATTTTATAAAATTTCTAAAAAAGAAGCTGATTACAATTTTTATTTTCAAATTTTAAAAGGGGACAGTACCGATAATTATAAAGGGTGTCCAACTTACGGAGATGTGAAGGCGAGTAGAGTTTTGTCGACTTCAAAAAACTACTGGGAAACAGTTGTTAAGTGTTTTCTAGGTGAGGGGTTAACTGAAAAAGATGCTTTAGTTCAAGCACGAGTAGCACGAATATTAAGAAACACAGATTATAATTTTAAAAAGGAGATACCAAAACTATGGCAAAAATAGAAGCAGACGGAATATTACAAACTACATTAGATTTAGTTACAGGTAATAGACAAGATCAAAACGGAGATAAAAGAAAAAACCATCAAAACATAGCTAATATGTGGACAGCTTATCTTACCAATGAGTTTGGTAAAGAGGTGTTTATTAGAGCTGATATGGTTGCAAACATGATGGTTTTATTAAAAGTTGCAAGAACTCAAGCAGGTAAATTTAATATCGATGACCATGTAGACGCTTGTGGTTACGCAGCAATAGCAGGGGAAATTAGATCGGAAGATACACATGGATAATGAAGTAAAGAGGTGGAAAAAGAAAACTTGGAAAAATGTAGATATTTTAATGGAAGATGTTTTCTACGCAAGATCCCCAGATTTAGGTAAATATTTTCCACCTACAACTGAAGCTAAAATGGAAATAATATCCCAAAATGACGTTAGGTCTACTGTTGAAGAAATACCCCTAGACCCTTTACCAGAACCAAAGGAAACAAATGAAAAAACTACTAAAGAAAATACTACTGTGGCTGTCGAACAACCCCCTAAAATATAAATTTGTTTTAGTGGTTTGGGAAGATGCAAACTCAGATAGCTCATGGAACGAGTTGTCGACTATTGAAGCTATGCTTCCTACTATCTGTTTGAGTACAGGTTTTATCATAAAACAATCAGAAGACGCTATGGTCTTGGCTTCTGACTTTACAACAGACCTTAAAAATGGTGACTATGCTGTGTGTGAAGCAGGTAATACTATGGTCATTCCCTCCAAAAACGTACTAAAAATAGTACAAATCCCCCTAAACTTAAAAATCAAATAGATTGGTTGCCCTCTTGGATAACTTATGAATTTATCAAAAGAATTACTCGACTATTTAGACAAGCAATTCCCAAATCAAAGTCCAAACTTAAACGATAAAGAACGTGAAGTTTGGTTTAAATCTGGTCAAGCTAGCGTTGTTAAACATTTAAAACAACTTTTAGATGAGCAGAATAAAAACATTTTAAATCACAATATAATCAAAAGGACGTAAAAACTATGTGTGGAAGTATATTTAAAGCACCAAAACCACCTATGCCACCACCTACTCCTGCTCCTCCTGCAACAATAGTAAATGCACAGGCAGCAACAGTAAGGGAATCAGCACCAAAAGTACCTCAATCTGCGAGTTACAACTCGGCAGTAGCAACGAGAAGACGTGGTAAAAGAGCTTTAAGAATACCTTTAAACGAAACAGCTTTAGCCAATGCAAATGCAGGAGTTAAAGTTTAGTGGAATATCAAACAGCACGAAAGAGATACGCCCAACTTGAAGAAATTCGAGAACCATTTTTAACTCGTGCAAGGGATAGTGCTGAATTTACGATCCCCTCTCTAATACCAAGAGAAGCACACAGCAGAACTTCAAAACTTTACACTCCGTATCAAGGTATAGGTGCGAGAGGTACTAACAATTTAGCAAGTAAACTCTTACTTGCCTTACTTCCTCCCAACACTCCTTTCTTTAGATTAGCTATAGATGAATTCACAATGGCAGAAATAGCAGGTCAAGGTGGTATGAAAGGTGAATTTGAAAAAGCATTAGGTTCTCTTGAAAGAGTTGTAATGAATGAAATGGAAGTTAACAATTTTAGAACAACAATTTTCGAGGCTTTAA